GCGGAGCCGAGCTGCTTGACGATGTGCTGGAGACCGCCGCCCTCGATTTCGGTAGTGCCGTAGGCATTGTCGCCGATGATGAGGGTGGAGTAAACGTCACGGCCGGAGGCACCTTCGCCTTCAAAGACCTTAGCCTCGCTGGTCTCCACGAAGCGCACGCCCTCGATACGGCCGATTTCGCCCTCGTAGATGTCCTCGGGGTCGGAGTAGGTCTTGACGTTCACCCACTTGGGGTCGCTCATAAGGTCATAGGAGCAGTCGGGGTGGATGATACCGGCGAAGTAGCCGTTGATGCGCTTAGCGTTCATTACCTTGAGGTAACGGACAGCGCGGCGAACGCCGTCAACAGTGAGGTTGCAGTTGTCGGACTCATCGGTGTAGTACAGAGCGGCGCGGCTTGCGACCTGGCCTTCGGCGTACTGCACGTTGGTGCCACCGGACAGCACCTCACGGGTGATGGTGTCCAGGGTGCGGCCTGCCTGGGAGCCCAGGAGCTTGGTGGCCTGCACCAGGTTGTTGTCGATGGCGGTGAGCAGAAGGATGTCGCTCAGCTCCACGAAGCCGCCGTACTGGGCGACCTGCGCGGTGATGACGCTCATGGTGAGCTTCTGGCCGTCGGGGGTAACGCCCTCAGTCAGAGGAGTCAGCAGCTTGGGCAGGGGGCTGTACTTGCGGAACTCGATGGTCTTGCCGCCGTTCTTGGGGATGGGGTGCTTCTGAGCAAACTGGTCATGCACCAGCTCCGGCTCCGCCAGGTCGATGAGGTAGTCGGAGTAGTAGGTCTTCATCTCGTCGGACAGACCAGTGTCGGTGGTGACATTGGTGTTGCCATCGAACAGACGCAGGCTCATAGGCAGAAGCATCAGCTTCTCGATGATGTTGGTAGCGTTTTTCATGTTATAAAATCTCCCTTCACATAGTGGTGTGGGGAGCTCAGAACTCAATTCTCTCTCCCCGTGCTACACGTCTGGCGATTTCTGCTCTGTCCTTTCTGGTGAGCTGGGAAACGTCAGACTTGATGGTGATGCCACTCTGGGAAGATACTCCGTTTTCCGTGGGTCTGGAGCCCTTAGCGCGGATGCCCTCCACCACCTTCTTCTCAGTCTTCTGAGCGGTGGTCTTGGCGACGCCGTTCTTGATAGCGTCGATATGCCGCACCTCATAGGCGTGCTTCACGGGAACGCCAGCTTTCAGCATGGACAGGAACTGAGGGTCTTTCGCCTCGGTCTGGAAGTCGAAGTCGGGATACTCAGCCTTCAAGCCCTCCGCCTCAGCGTACCATTTCTGGAGCTGTTGCTGAGCCGCTCTCTGGCTCTGGGTCTGACGCTCAGCGCGTCGGAACGCCTCGTTTTCCCTCTGGAGCCGCTGGATAGTCTTGTACTGCTCCACGCTCATGCCGGCCTCCTCAGCCGCCTCGCTCCAGATTGCATCGTCTTTATCGACCGCCTGTGCCAGCTTGCTGATGTCGCCGTCCGTGATTTTATACTTAGCCATCAGAGAGTCGATGATGGGCTGCTGGGCAGTCAATCTCTCTTCCGTCTCTCTGGCGTTTTTGAAGCGCCGGTCGAAGGCGGACTGAAACTCCTGGGCGTACACGTCTTTGTACTCGGTATCTACCAGCTCGCGGAACTTTGCGCGTTTTTCTTCCAAAGTGAGCTCTTTGGTTTCGCTCCCGGCGTCGGAGCCGTTCTGCTCGGTGGGTTTGGTCTCGCCGGACTGCGCCGCCGCGCCTTCCTGCTTGCCGTATGCCACGTTGTTGAGCTCGCCCGTTTTTCCCCGGCGGCTGCTTCCGGGGTTCTGCTGGGTCCCAGCCTTTGCGCTCTCAGTCCCCTGGCCGGTGGGAGCCGCCGCTCCGCCTCCGTCGCCGCCAGCGGCAGCGCCTCCGTCAAAAAGGGAGAGGGTGATGTCGAGCAAAGAGTAGTGCTTCATGGATTATTCCTCCTATCCGCGGGTGCTTTCCCCGTGTGAGCAGTCGGGTGTGCACGCCCGACAGAATGAGCGTAGCACAATTCCTCAGAAATTGCGTCAAGAGGGGAAAAGATTTTTTACACCACCGTTTTCTCGGTGATGGATACGTGCCCAGGGTACTGCTGGGCGATTTGCGCCAGCCCGATGACCGCCATCTCGAAGGCGGCTCTCGTTCCGCCGTCTCCATTGAAGTCCAGCAGAGCGTCACCGCTCTCCAGCCTCCAGTCATAGACCTCCACGTAGCGCTCCCGTATGGCGTTGGTCACATAGCCAGCCAGAGCGTAGACCACGGCGGAGCATCCGGCGCACACGATGTCGTTGCCTGGGTTATAGTCCGCGTGTCCGCTCATGCGGAGGGTGCATCGTTCACCCTCCGCGCAGACCTCGATGTGTACCATAGGCTCAGCCCTTTGCAGGGTTGGCGCTGTTGGGGCTGATGTTCATGCTGGGCTTGGCTCTGCCAGCCAGTCTTGCGCCGTAGGCGGTCATGTTCTGCTTCTGAGCGTCCTGTGCGGCGCTTGCAAGCGTCCCTCCGCCGCCTTTTGGAGTAGGGGAGGGCTGGGATGCCTGCTCTGCCGCAGGAGCGCCTCCGATGCCCATATTCTTGCCCGTGATGGTCTGGATGATAGCCGCCATCTGGTCCATCTGCATCGCCATCTGCTCGCAGATTTTGAGCAGAGTCTGCCCCTGCTGTACCTTCTCCACGATAGCGTCCTTGCCCTCGAACTCCATCATATCGAACATGATGAGCGCTTCCTGGGCTCTCTCCGGGTTGAACACGCCCAGTCGGTAGAGCTCCTTCGCCGTCTCGTTGAGGGAGAGCTGGGAGAAGGGGTTGCGCTTCTCCGGGCGCACCTTGATGTCAAAGACAGGTCTGCGGAACTTGGGCACGTAGGTGGGCTCCAGCTCCTGCCCCTCGTAGTCGGGAGGCATAAGCTGGTCTTTGATGCCGATGTTGGAGTACTCCACGAACTCATAGCCACCGGGCATCTGTCCGGTGATGCGGAAGGTGCGCACCTCGTCATAGAACTGGCGGATGAGCTCGATGCACAGGTAGTTGACCCGTGTATAGGCTCTGTACGCCGCAGAAATCATGTCGCGGCTGGACTTGTTGCCAGCCTCCTGCAAGGCGGCAATAGCAGCGGCGGCAGTCACGCCGGAGCCGGTGGAGCCGCTGTTCACATCTCTGTTGGCGGCAGTCTCCTTGAGCTCGTCAATCTTCATCTGGAGCACCGTGACATAGATGCTGTCCAGAGGGTTCATCACGAGCTGCTTGAGCTTGGTGTCATCCAGGGTGTTGCCTTCCACGTGGATGATGGGTCTGCTCCAGTCGGCAAACTCCTTCTCGTTGATGCCGGTATTCTGCGCCACGAAGTATCTGGGGCGCGTGCTCATCATGGCGTTTTCGAGGATGTTCTGCCCCAGCTTGTCGATGTAGAGCTGAGGGTCTTTCGTGATAGCCACGTAGCCAAAGCCCACAGGGGTGCCCTTCTCTGGGAAAAGGGTGTCGAACACCACGGGGTACTCGCCGTGGTCATAGAAGCCGTTGGAGTATGCCTCCTCGTTCTCGCTGGCAAAGAGCAGGCAGTCGCCGCAGAACTTCATGTAGTGCAGGACGGTCCTGCCGTTGGGAGCCTTGACCTTGTAGTAGCAGTCCACCACCAGCGCCTTGTCGCTGATGTCCACGTCGTCGTCGTAGATATACTGCTTCACGTCGATGACATTGCCGCCCAGCTTGCCCTTGAACTGGGGATACGCCTGCTCCAGCAGGTCGATGTCCCACAGGTCTACCACGAACAGATTGCGGCTTTTCTGGATGTCGGTGATACCAGGCTCCCAGAAGATGTTGAGCAGGTCGATGGAGCGGATGTCGATGTCGCCCAGACCATTCTCCAGCGAGGGGTTCCAGAACACGCCGTATGCAGCGGTGCCGTGCTTGAGCTTCTCCCACCAGTTGTCAGAGTAGGTCTGCTCGAAGCCGTTGCGCTCGATGATGACGGGCAGGATGGAGCTGAGGGTCTTGGCATCCTCCTCGTCGCCCTTCTCTCTGGGCAGCACGTTGGGCTCCGGGTAGTTGTCGCAGGCGTCGGCGTGTTTATTCATAATGGCATTGAACAGCCACGCGCTGGTAGGCTCCGGTCTGGGAGCTTCGCCTTCCTTTGGCTTGCGGTTGCGGCGGATGACCTCCCAGTGGTTTCTCTTGTACCACTCCTCATCC